AAGCCAGAGCAGAAGAGTTGTTTCCCTATCGAATGGGGATGAACAACCATAACGATATCTTATACATGGGTTATGCTTGTCAAGAAGCACCTCGTGTGTTATAGTAAGGGGGAGTCCAGCTCCCCCCTTTTTTGTGAATATCTTCGCCGTCAATCCAGACCCCATCGTCGCCGCCAAGGAACTCCCAGATCGTCACGTGACAAAGATGATACTGGAGTCCTGTCAGATGTTATCACTGGTCTTCTCGTCTCACTACTGGGACATTGGCGTGGTTCTAAAAGTAGATGGTACTCCTTTCAAAACTGCTAAGGGTGCTTTCAAGAAACATCCATGTACTATATGGGCTGCCGACTCAGTAGAAAATTGTGCTTGGTTGATCGAACATGCTCGTGGTCTATGTGAAGAGTTCAAGTTTCGGTATAATAAACTACATGGTCTAACCAAGTCAGTGTTTGAGTCACAAGAATTGTTTCAAAGTGTAGCAGGTGACTCCTCCGAAATGTCTCAAAACATTATCAAGTTCTCTCGAGCAATGCCTGATGAGTTTAAATTTGATGATACTATAGATGACATCACTGCTTACCAGAGATATGTAAGTTCTAAACCTTGGGTCTTCGAAAACTATCTCCGGGTCCCTGAACGACGTCCATCGTGGCTTACACTTCCGACTTGACTTAAATAGTAATATCCTTTATAATATCCATAACCCTCTCCGGGTATTTCAAATAATAATGGCAACACACATTTCAAAGAAGATGAGTAATCACCTCTCGATCCTGAGAGAGGCTATTGATGGACACGTCGACCTAAGAGCTAATCAAAAACTCTACAAGAAAGTCTACAAATATTATAAAGAGTTGGGGGTCAACTTTACGGGGGACTCTAATTCCGACTATGATGCTGTTCTTGATTGTCTCTATGAGGATGTCTATTGATGGACTATAAAAATTGGTATTGTGTTCAAGTTGCTTCTGGGTGTGAAAACAAAGCCAGAGCTGACCTTCTAGCTCGTAAGGCCATCCTTGATGATAGGTTCATTCAAGGTGTTGAAGTACCAGAATCAACAGAGATGAAAGTCGACAAGTCGGGTAAGAGACGAGTTGTTAAAACAAAAGTTCTTCCCGGATACATTCTCGTCCAAGTCCTTCAAGAAAGGTTTGAGGATGAGTTAGGTAATGTTCGTTACGAGTTTCCGGCATTCACACAAGAAACCATCAACAAAACATTTAATGTCCTTGGGTTTGCCGGACTCAATAAGAAGAAGCCCAGACCCATGAAACCACATGAAGTCAAGTCTGTCTTTGACAGGGTTGATGATACTCATCTTGAAGTCAAACAGAATGTTAGAGACGACTATGAAGTCGGTGACATCCTTGATGTTATCTCTGGTCCATTCAGTGGCTACAAGTGTGAAGTGGTAAATATTCAGGGGACCAAGATCCTCGGACAACTAGATATGTTCGGTAGGATTATCCCCGCTGAGTTCACCAAAGAACAGGTTTACAAAAAATGACCGCACAAAAAGACCCCAACGATAAGTACTCCGAGTACAAAGTCGATTTGCATTGTAACGAGACTCACTCAGATGACGAGTGGGATCCCAAGACAGAAGGTAAGCTCTCTGACTGGCACAACAGGCACCAGGATAAGCTCCTAGACAAGTTCTGTGACGACCATCCTGGTGCTCCTCAATGTAAAGTATTTGATGACTAAACCCATGAAAACCATTACATCATTTGTGGCACTTATGTTGTTGGTGTCCTCACTACCTGCAGTAGCCAACAACTATTCACAATCGGGTGGTACCAGGCAAGAAACTTGTTACACAAATGTGTACCGAGAAGAGTATGTACCTGGTACTCAGAATCAACCCGGTAGGGTCAGATCATGGACGGAGAGACAAGAGGTACCATGTGAGGAGAATACCCCTAGCTACGTCCCGGCAGGTGAGCCAAGACCCCGTCCACAGCCCGTAGATGACAACTCTTGTATCGAGGGTGCCGTTCTTGGTGGTCTCGCTGGTGGAGCCGCTGGAGCCGGTTTGTCTCGTGATGAAGGTAACTTTATTGGTATTCCACTTGGAGTAGTAGCAGGTGCCTTGATCGGATGTCAAATTGATGGAGGCTGATGAACGATAAAGAATATTACTCTCTAAAGGAAACTTATAAATTCCTATGTAATTTGATTGACCCAGTCAAGACACCTAGAATAGCTAAACCTATCCGGGATCAAGCTCGTAAGTGTCTTGAAGACTATCCTATTCGACGTGACCTTCGTGATATTATCAACACCGTAGATTTCTTTAACCCAAGATGACAGAAGAAGGTCATAGTCTTATGCCCATTGGCCGTTGGTTAATGGGCTTAACACTTGCAGTAATGACAATTTTAATACCTCTGTCTTCCGTAGTAACCGAACGAGGAACAAGTATAAATACTAATACGTTGTGAAAGTTAATAAATATATCAGTGCCCTACCCACGCATAACTTTGGTTTGGGGCACACGTAATAAACACGAAGACTAGTCGAGTCTTCTATCATCCGTAGGTTAAACTCTACGAGACATTCTATTATCCAAAATGATTAAATCTGTATTCGCAGCTGCTGCTGCTCTCTCCATGTCCGCTGGCGCTGCCCTTGCAGGTCCTTACGTGAACGTAGAGACCAACGCTGGTTACACCGGTAACGATTACAACTCAGCCGTCACCGATCTTCACATCGGTTATGAAGGCGCAATCGGCGAGAACGCCGGTTACTACATCCAAGGTGGTCCTGCCATCGTGGCTGTTGATGGTCAAGAAAACGACACCGAAATCTCCGGCAAAGCTGGTGCTGGTGTTGACCTGACTGAGCAACTCAACGTTTATGGTGAGGTTTCTTTCCTGACCGATGATCAGAGTTTCTCTGATGACCTGGGTCTTGGAGTCAAAGCTGGCGTCAAGTATAGCTTCTGATATCTTTCATAAAGACTAACAGGGTCGGGTAACCGGCCCTTTTTTATTGCATAAAATTAGTAAGGGTCAGTATGTATTGTTCTCGGTTCTTCCACTTAACATTTCTGTAAAGTTTTATTATAATAAATAAAGTTACTTAACACAACTTATTATTTCATGTCAGTCACAACTAACGATCGTGGACAACAAAACATGTGGGCTACCGAACCCCGTATGTATGTTGATCCTGAAGCCCAACGTTATGGTTATGTAACACATAACGAAAAGGCTGAGAAACTAAACGGAAGACTTGCCATGATTGGTATCGTGTTTGGTCTTCTTTCATATGCCATCACTGGCAACTTCTACTTCGGGCTTGCCTGATCCTTTACTTACTTTACACTAATAGAATCATGAACGAAAACGCAGAACGTATTAATGGTTGGGCAGCAATGCTCGGCATCATGGCTGCCATGGGTGCCTATGCAACCACCGGTCAAATCATTCCAGGAATTTGGTAGATGGGATTCGTCATCGCCGCTATAATGTTATTGGTTCCAATCGTAGCTATTGTTAGAAAAGCATGACATACGATTGGACTCTAATACAGACACTAATATTCATCATCACTCCATATTTTATTATGTTGGCATTACTCAGTAATGATGAAGACGATGACGGCAGTGATGGTGGAATGTATCAACCCGTTTATAACCCAACACAATGACTGGATCAATCTTTTTAGTAACAACAGTTACATGGTTAATCTTACTAAGTATCTCTGTAGAGAAACTTTGTGAAACCTACTGATGTCTAATCCAAATGCTCTCATCGAAGACATTCAAAAACTAGATGCCCTCTACGAAGAACTTTGTTGGGATCCAGATGACGAACTGATTTTCATACACGAAAACGGAAGAGTAGTTATCTACAACAAAACCCAAGAAGAATCGTAGATTGAAAACCACAACTGAATATGATATAATTAGGGGTGAGACATTACCCCTATTTTTATGTCCAACAAGTTCTATATTTACTCCAAGGCTGGTTGTGGATTCTGTGAAAAACTAATTCACTTTATGGAATCAAAGAAGATTCCATTCGAAAAGTTTAATCTAGGATCTGACTACTCGAAAGAAGACTTTATTGAGAAGTTTGGTTACAATTCAACTTTCCCACAAGTCCACTACTTAAATCAAAACATTGGAGGAATGAAGGACACCGTTCGTTATCTAGTTGACCATAAATACACATGATGAATCCAAACCGGGGAGTGACTGCCATGCTCCCCACACAGAATGAGGAGGAAAAGACGTTCTATGATTTTAAATTAGGCTTTACCCTGTTTAAAAAAGAGTTCTCATTTACTTTCAAAGTAAATTCAAAGAAGGAGTAATTAAGATGTCAAATGCTTTTCTCTTCTCCGAAGTATTTCTTATACTAGGAGTAGTTGTTGGTTGGATCTCCGCCGAGAGATTCATAGTTTATATGCAACACACCAGACACGAGTTTGAAGACCTATTCGAAGAGAACCCACACCCTGAAATCTACGACAAAGATGGCGAGATTGATCGGGGAGAATACATGATCATTGACTTCGAACCCGGCTATGACCCAGAGGGGTTCAGCCCAGAGGACATTACCGAGGACCCTTGACACGGGGTCTTTTTTTATGTTATAATATACTCAGAGTTCAGGGGACAACCCCCTTAATTAAATGATCCTCGTGGATGCCAACCAAATCGCCATCAGTCACTTGATGGTGAGACATAAGATTGAGAATGGAATCAACATTGATTCTATCCGTCGTTCTATCGTAAGAGTCCTTGCCCGTATCGCAAGAAAGTTCCGTACTGAGTACGGTGAAATGGTTCTTTGTTACGATGATAAGGAGTATTGGAGACGTCAAGTCTTCCCTTTCTACAAGAAGAATCGTAAGCAGGAACGGGAAGCCTCCAAGTATAATTGGGATGAAGTGTTTTCCGTACTAAATATTATCAGGGATGAGATAAAGAGTAACTTTCCTTATCGTGTCATCCAAGTAAAGGGAGCTGAAGCCGATGATGTTATTGCTTCTGTCGTAATGGAAAACGGAAAGAAAGAAACTCCAGATCCTATTCTGATTCTTTCAGCCGACAAAGACTTCATTCAACTCCACAAGTACAACCTTGTGAGACAATACGATCCCATCAGAAACAACTGGATTATCAATGATGATCCTGTTCAGTACCTCCAAGAACACATCATTCGTGGTGATCGATCGGATGGTATCCCTAACATTCTTACCTGTGATGATGCTATTGTTACAGGTAAACCCCAAAAGAAGATGAGTAAAGAGAAGATCTCTGCTCTGGCGAGTATGAATCCAGCCGAATTCACAAACTTTATTCGTCTTCGTAACTGGAAAAGGAATGCCGAACTCATTGACTTCACCCACATTCCCAATTCTATCTTTAATCGTATCATTTCGTACTACTCAAACTACGAAATGAAGAATACAATTAACCTAGAATACTTTATTCAAAAC